CTTTAATAATCTTCACCAGCGCGTGCGGGTTGTGCGCCAAGGAATTGAGAGTTATAGGGTGCGTTGTGATTCCAAGTTTTGTCTTGGTTCAAGATGGCTAATGCTTCTTTGGAGCTGGAAGCCTCATAGTCACGGCAGATAGGTACTTCGATACCATTTTCATATCGAACTATCCATGCACCTGATACGGTGCAATTAAGACGAGGATTGAATTTTTCCTCTTGACAATAAACTTCTACGACTTTCATGTTTGCTCCCTAGCTTTGGTTGTTGATATGCCAATCATACATTAATTGACTACATCATCAAGCCCCTACTATTTAGTCAACTATTACCCCAATACAATAGACCTCGACAGGGTGTAGTTTCCCTGTCACCTGTGCCTATGTCTCCGCAAGAGGTGCAGTTGCCTTGATAGGGGCTGGGTGACAGGACTCAGCCCCTTTTTTTGCCTGTCTTGTTGAACTCGTCAATTATGAGTTAACATTCTAGCCATGAACTACATAACCGAAATCATAGAACGCGCTGATAAAGCTGGGTTCAAGATGTCCGATATATGCCGTGAAGCTGGCATAGATCAGGCTCAAATGTCTCGCTGGATAGCAGGGCATACCGTACCCCTAATCACCAGCATAGAGAAACTTAAAACCGCAACAGATCGCTTGATCGCATCACGGGTCGAGGCTCTGGGGGTTAAGAATGATTAGGGTGATGGGTGTGGATGTTGGCGCACTCGGAGCCTTTTCACTTTATGTTGACGGCAAGTTTGAGCAGGTTGTCGATATGCCTATCGTGGAGGTTCTCAGAGGTGGCAAGAACAAGCGCCAAGTCTCTGCGCAGGGCGTAGCAAGCATTGTCAAGGTCTTCGCTCCTACGCACGCATTCGTAGAACGCACAGGCGCAATGCCAAACCAAGGCACAGCAAGTATGTATGCCTTTGGCAGAGCTGCTGGAATTATTGAAGGCGCACTCGCGTCTTTCTCAGTACCCATCACCTACATCAATCCCTTGGTCTGGCAGAAGGCTACGGGTTGCGCAAAGGGTAAGGACGCAATCAGACACCGTTGTATGGAACTACATCCAGAACACCAGCAAGTGTTTTCTCGCGTTAAGGACTCTGGCAGGGCTGACGCAACCATGATCGCTTACTACGGGAGTCAGGATAAATGATCGATCAAGTCAACGCAACCTACAACCACGAACTAGTCAAACGCATGATTGAAGAGGCAGTCTTAGCCGAGCGCGAAGCCTGTGCTGCTATTTGCGACGAACTACACGAATCCAGAGTTGGTAAGGACAACTACTTTGCATTTGCTGCAAACGCAATAAGAGAACTGAGAGCAAAACAATGAACGAAGAAGAACGCAACGCAATGCGCGAGCATATTGTCTGGCTTACCTTGCAATTAGAAAACACCAGAAAGCAAGTTAAGTTGCGTGACGAGCTGCTCAAAGAGATGCTCAATCCTGACGAGCTGGGTCACGCTGTGACGCAAGAGATTCGAGGTCGCATCTACACAATTTTGCATTTACAGGAAAACAACTAATGATCAAACTACGCCCATCGGCAGCTACGCGCTGGCTCTCTTGTCCTGCATCTGTGAGGCTTTGTGCAGACATCCCTTACCAGCCAGCAGGAGAGGCTGCGCAGATTGGTACTGCCATTCACGAAGTAGCTGAGACTGCATTCCTTACTAACTCAAGCCCCTATGACTGGGTGGGTAAGACCATCAAAGACATTCTTATCACCGAGCAGAACGCAGACTTTGCAGCAGCTCATGTGAACCACATCAGGGACTTGGAGTTAAGACTTGGCACATTGAAGGTTGAGCAGTATGTCACCGTGTACAAGGACAAGGACATCGAGCTGGGTGGTACTGCCGATGTGGTTGCATGGAACGACGAGAAGTCAACCCTAGTCATTGCAGACTTGAAGACTGGCAGAGGGTATGTAGACGCTGATTCAGACCAGATGAAGATATACGCCATCGGTGCAATGCGTCACGCAAAGATTGAATTCAGCAACATCGAGCTGTCCATCATTCAACCTCATCACGGTGAACCACGCACGCACAAGATCACATTCAAGGAATTGAACGACTGGGCAGCGACTAGATTAACTCCAGCGATTCAAGCAATCAAGAAGGGCGACACCGAACCCACGCCAACAGAAGACGGTTGCCAATGGTGTCCAGCAAAAGCAATCTGTCCTGCGCAAAGAAAAGGCTTTGAGGTTATTGCTGCCACGCCTAATCTTGCTGTGATGACTAAAGAAGAGATGAAGTCTGTGGTGGTGACGCTCACACCAGAGCAGATCGCAGACTTGCTAGAACGCGCTCCACTTGTTGAGAAGTTCATTGACGCTGTGAGAGATCACGCAGTTAAACGCATCGAGGCAGGTGAAGTGATCAAGGGTTGGCAGATGCAGCCGAAGCGTGCGTACCGCAAGTGGATTGACGAGAACGATGCAAAGAACCAATTACACGACGCTGGTATCCCTGCGGATCAGTTGGTCTCTAGCGAACTAATTAGTCCATCTGAAGCAGCCAAGTTACTTCCCAAAGAATCAAAAGACTTAATTGACACGCTCACCAAGAAAGAGAGTAGTGGTCTCACTCTTGCGCGAGATTACTCATTAGGTCAATAATCCATTCCCCTAAACCGTTGCCTTGTGCAACATAAACTCGAAAGGCTCAAATGCTTAATCTTTCATCATCATCTGGCGGTGGTAATTACATTCGCTTCATGCCATCTGCTAACGCATGGCTCAACTCAAACAAGGAGGAATTCACACCAAAGAAAATGGTTGTGGATACTGACTCGTTGCAGACTGGTTGGATGCACCTCGGAGAAGGTGTCCGCGACTGGCAACCAGATGTGTCGCTGGGTAAGAAGGGTGCTCAACCGTCCCCTGATCACAAGCGCGGTTTCTCCATCAAGTTCTATAACAAGGAGATGGGACTCGCTGAGTGGAGCGCAAACGGTACAGGTCCGAACATGGGGCTTGAAAAACTGTGGAAGGCAATCGAGGCAGGTCAAGCAGCCAACGCTGGCAAGTTACCAGTCATTGAGTACAAGTCCTCCACGCTAGAGAAGATCGGCAAAGGCACTACACGCATACCTAACTTTGATGTGGTGTCGTGGATCGAGAGACCTGCTGGCATGGATGCGGTGGACGACGGCACGCAGTCCTTCGACAGCGACGGCAAGATCAGCATGGCAGCACCAGCTCCAGCACCGCAACCGAAGGCAGCGCCTAAGACTGCAATGGCTCAAGCCGTCGAAGACGACGAGATGTTTTAACTCTTAGGAGAGACGGGGCTGGTCTAACGATCAGTCCCGTTTTTTTTCCTCTATGGAAAACACACAAGAATTTTGGATGCTGCTTCTTATCGCGTTGGCTCAAAGGGTCTACGAACTGGAGCAGAGATTAGAAGAATTGGAGAGACATGAATGAGTTGGCATTATTTGCGGGGGGGGGGGAGGAATCCTTGGAGGACATCTGCTCGGGTGGCGATGTGTTGCAGCCGTTGAAATCGAAGATTACCCACGCAGAGTTCTATTGCAACGGCAAGCTGATGGACTCTTACCTAGATTCCCTATCTGGGACGACATCACCACATTCGACGGCAAACCTTGGCGGGGAAAGGTCGATGTCGTCAGCGGTGGATTTCCCTGTCAGGACATCAGCGTTGCAGGAAGAGGCGCAGGACTCGATGGGGAACGATCAGGACTCTGGGGAGAAATGTCACGGGTCATTCGCGAAGTACAGCCCAGATACGCATTCATTGAGAACTCACCAGCACTCACTCTTCGAGGACTCGACAGAGTGTTGTGTGATCTTGCCCAGATGGGGTTTGATGCGCAATGGGGAGTGCTGGGACACGACGACTTCGGTGGGCAACATCGAAGGGAAAGAATCTGGATTGTTGCCGACTCCTCCAAAAAACCTTTTCAATCATTGGTCGAGCGCAAAGGCAAAGTATTTCAACGGTGGACTACGCAAGAGCGGTGTCAAGGTTGGATCGACTTTGTGGTGGGAGATGACGAAAGAGCATCTCCATCTTGGCGGGTTAGAGGACAGAAAGACAATACCAGACCCATCATGTGGAGAAGTAGTGATGGGATGGTTAATGGGTTGGACAGAATTGCAGCCGTTGGAAATGGACAAGTTCCAAGAGTGGCAGCGGCAGCATGGCAATTACTAACAAAATAAATATGAAAGAAAACTAGATGCAAGCCGAACAAATAGCGCAAGCGCTTGGCAACGCAAAGAAGGTTAACGGGCAA